AATGTGACCAGAACTCAGGTTTAAACTCCTGAAGGTACTGAGAGAGGGTAAAGGATGCAAACAAATTGGAACTATGAGAAGCACTATGAGATCACGATTCAATCGCCCTAGTTTATTTATCAGCTTTAAAATGCTGGATAGATGACTTCGAGTGATAATCTGGATCCTCAGTGTGCAGTCTCCGGGCGCCTACTACATTTTGTTGCAGCGTATTAAATCGTTGTGAACCTTATCCGGACCTTTGTTTACAGTAATGTATTTAAAGGAATCGGTGCGGTTAATCCACAAATATGTGGCTGGCGTTCCGGTATACACCTCGCAAGGTGTATGCTTAGGGATTTCCGGAGGCCTACCTAAATTGGTACCTGGGGAACTGCGGACTTTAATACGGTCTGCAGACCCGGTTACAATTAGGGCGGTCTTATCGGTCTTGTCCGTCTTCCGAATCATGAAAGTTCGTTCAACTCTTAAGCTTGAGACGATCGTCGCCCCTTTTACAGGGGCAAGCATGACGATGCCAGTCTGAGAGCTTAATAGAGTGCTTAAAATGTTACCCAAAAGGTTTCATTTAAAGCCTTCGAGCTTTCTGGCTCTTAACTCAGCGGGACCTAACTATAATCCTTCCATTTTGGGTTTATCACTTGATGCGTTTGCGTTCACTAAAAATAATGAACCTCGCGAGGCCTTTATGGCGTACGCAGAGCTTTCGGCAAACACTCATCTGAGTGACGCCCTTCAAATGGAAATGGACAAGGTTAGTGCCCTCGAGTTGAAACCGGGAGTTTTACCTGTATTAGGTAAGCTCCATGAAAAGGTTGAGGCAGCGGGTAAAGTTCGTGTCTTCGCCATCACTGATGGTTGGACACAGTCTTTACTTTCTGGCCTTCATGACGCTATCTTCGAGGTTCTAAAATTTATACCTCAAGATGGTACATGAGACCAAGCTGCCCCGTTGAGACTTCTTCAAGACTCCCCGGAAGCGCGCTGGTCTTTCGATTTAACGGCGGCTACTGATCGTCTCCCGCTAGCTTTGCAGGTTCAGGTTCTTGGTTGCTTAACCAGTGATAAACTGGCGCAATCTTGAGCTTCCCTGTTAGTTTCAAGGGATTGGTACCATAAAGGTGTCCCGCTGCGTTATGCAGTTGGTCAACCTATGGGTGCCTTATCTTCTTGAGCTATGCTAGCATTGACTCATCATGTAATAGTCCAACTCTCTGCGAAGAGGGTTGGGCGAGCCGGATGATTTTCTCATTATGCGTTGTTAGGTGACGATATAGTTATAGCTGATGAAGCTGTAGCAGAATCGTACCTAGCTGTCATGACTGATTTAGGTGTCGAAATTAATCTTAGCAAATCTTTAGAGTCCC